GTAATAAAATGCCCTTTGATGCTCCTGCTTCTCAGCCCCGCCAGCCCGAACTTCTTCCCAAGGAGGAGGATGGAGTAGTAATTGATTACCTCGAGGAGGACCCGGAGATTCCTACGCAGCGATATGCGATTATGTCTTTTATCTCTCCTGAGAAGGTCATCAAGCAGAAGCAGGAGTTCTACTACGAGCGTTTTCTCACGTGGATGGATTATGACTGGAAGGTGACTGGGCTTGAGGGCTTTATGGCTTTCCTTGGTAAGAAGTACTCTCTGAAGATTGAGGACCTGATGAATGATATGAATGAGTTCCGCAAGGTTCACAATGATGAGGTAAGCAAGTCTGATATTCAGGAGAAGTATCAGGTGTTCCTCATGAAGCATGAGAAGGACCTTGATACTGAGTTTACGGAGAAGGTTGAGTTCCGGACCAATGTGCGTGGTGTGAAGGTTCGTCGTGTGTTTGCCAATCTTGAGGAGGCTCAGATGTTTACAAAGGTTCTTCAGCGCAAGTATCCCCGTGACAATCTATACATCGGCAAGGTTGGTTGCTGGCTTCCTTGGGACCCTTCTGAGAACGTCGTGCAGGAGGTTGAGTATGCGGAGAAGGAGCTGAATGAGATGATGCGCAAGTACAAGGAGAATGAGGTGAACAAGGACATCTTCTTCGATGAGCGTAAGAACGAGAAGATTGAGGACCAGAAGAAGGAGAATGCACGTCGCCGGGCTGCTGCTCTGGAGGACAAGGCAAAGGAGTCTGCTACTGCAATCCTGGACAATCCTCCTGTTCACCCTACTGAGGGAGCAATTCGCGACTAAAACGGAAATATATGATGGTGATTGAATAATCAAAAAATGCAAGAATACATCAAACATCTCCAATCTGTGCTACCGTGTAGTTTGGAGACGCTTATCGAACATACTTCTCCGGAAGTGAAAGAATATTGCAGAATAAATGCAGATAAGTTCCGCGACCTAAAGGCTCGTGATAAGGGAGGAATTGGTAAGAAGGTTGAGTTTTATATATTCGGCCGGCTTCCAAATAACGACCGAAACCCTGATACAGATTGGGGTGACATCAAGACAACTCATATTAAGAAGTGTCGTGATGGATATTGTGCTAAAGAAAGATTGACTCTGACTAATTGTGGCAACACCACAAAACCGGAAACGCTGCAACACCTTTTGGGAGACCTTAAGCAGAACAAGCTATATCCTAAAATCCGGACTGGTATTTTGCTAGTTCTTTATGGAGATGAAATCCGGTATATTCTGCGTTACGATGTTGAAGAGATTGGTATAGAGTCCATATTGGAAGACTATGCTAAAATCCAGATTTGTGTTCAAGCAAATAGGGTAAGCCAAGCAGGTCAGAAGTATTTGCACATTCATCCGCACGGATGTAAGAAATCTAAGACACGTGCTCTTGGGTTTACAAATAAATTTGTTACGCGACTTATAGCTCACTATTGTGGATTAGAGTTGCGTACAGTTGGCAAGTCGTTGGTATTCTAATTCTTCCCTTGCTGCTTGACCCATACTGTGGGTCCCTTTTTCTGTACCTTTGATGGGTCAAAATCATCTCCGGCTAACATTGTTGAGCTGAACGGTTGGTTATTTGCCCATAGAGAATCATCGCATAATCTGAATGAAGGGTGGTCGGAAGCTCTGTACCAGAATACCTGGTCTTCTAGTTTATTGGATTGGACACCATTCGCAATAACAAGACACTCGTAATTCTCTGTGCATTGGTCCATGAATTGGCAGAACATCTCAAAGGTTGGAAACATACCAGCATAGTTGTCATAAATTCTCTTTCTGTTTGTGATGTTATTCTCACGCAGAATGAATACGAAGTCGATGTTAGTACGCAAGTTAGGAGTAATACCCAGCGGGTACTGCATAGTAATCAAAGTAACCATATCAATATGACGACCGTTCATGAATACATACCGGGTAGACTCTTCATTAATCCAAGACTTATCGTATAAGCAGTCATCTAAGATTAGAAAAGCGCGAGGGTCTGAATTAGAGTTTCCACCATGCGCTTTCTTGTCCTGATTTCTTTGCTGTTTAACTGCAAGCTGACGCTTGATAGCATTCATCACAATTCCGGGACTGTACTTGTCATGGATTAACTTAGAGGGAACCATATCCTGAAAAAAAGGATTGGCAACCTCTGTTCCTGAGATTACAGTTCCTACCGGGAAGCATGCCCGGCTATTCGCAAGAATATCGCGAACCAAGAAGGATTTTCCAGTATCCTTCTTTCCAATTAACACAATCATGGGAGATTTACGCGAGTCAATCTCACATCTGTCGACTATAGTTTGAATGTTAAACTTCTTGATTTGGAAATTCATCGCGTGAAGATTCCTATATTGGTTTAGGGCATGGATTATAATTGGAAAAATGAAGCGTAAACAGACATCAGAGTTACGGACCAACCCGGTGGCTCTTGTTGTTACTAGAGCTGTATGCAAGAATGACTTGTGGGACGTCACAAAACTGCAACCTTTCTTTCCTCCAATTGAGTGTCTTTTTAAGACAAATACATTGGAGCGTGTCCAGGATTATGGAATCAAGCTGAATGACCCGATTGTTTCTGCTACTGAAAATATAGGTAGTCTTACATCTGGGCGTAGTATTGATGTTCATCCGAAAATTACTATGCTGTTGAGCCCATTTAAGTGTATGAAGGGTGAGTTTGGTACGTTTGGATTACCTATGCTTTCTGAACATGCGCGTGAAACTCAATCTAAGCTACAAAGCCATAACACAGCAGGATATGTTGGGTCTATTCTTTCAGTAGCGTTGTCTCAGTCCGGATGCCAACATTTTCCAGAAGTGGTTGGTGTCTTTACAGGAACAGCTATGAGTCATACGATTGATATTTCAGATGACTACGAAGAGTTATCAGAGCGTCCTTGGTTTTCCCAGAATATTGGTAAGACATTTGAGCTTCGCTTAGATGAACATACTGGGACTTCTATTGAATATACACGCAGTGCTCGTGTATCCCTTCAGTTAGGAGAAGATGCTGATTTAGGTCATGTAGAAGAGCTTGTTGCGATTCATGCTGATGCTACAGCTGCTGAGATGACACCTGTATTCCGGGAAGAGGAAATTGATGACGAAACCGAATCAACTTCGGATGTTTCAACATCATATATCTTTGCTATTGAATCTATGGCATCATCATTTGATGAAAGCATTGATGAGGAGGAAGAGGAAGATGAACCCTTTGCTTGGGCAACATTTAAGAATGTTCCGGTTCAAATGACAGTTATGGAAAAGCTTGAGGGAACTTTCTATGAACTATTGAAAACAAATTCGGAACCAGAGAAACACTTTGCATGGATAGCTCAAATCATTTTTGCTCTTGCATATGCTCAGCGGAACTTTGCATTCACTCACAATGATTTGCACGGAAACAATATCATGTTCAAGAAGATTGATAAAGAGTTTTTGTATTACTTTCACGCAGGAGTAACATACAAAGTACCAACGTATGGATATCTAATAAAGATTATTGATTTTGACAGAGGGATTGGTTCAATCAAGTTACCGGGAATGAAGGAGGCTAAGCTGTTTATGAGTGACCAGTTTGCAGCATCTGAAGAAGCAGGTGGACAATATAATTGTGCACCTTTCATGACTGAGAAGCATAAGATAATTAAGCCAAATCCATCGTTTGACTTGGCTCGGCTTGCAACATCTCTGTTTTGGGATTTGTTCCCGAATGGTCCTAAGTATGATGAGTACCAGGAGCAGCCGTTGTTCAAGTTATTCATTAAGTGGATGACTCTAGAGGATAATACAAGCGTTCTATTTTTCAAGAAAAATCCCAAGGTTGACCGATATGTTGGGTTTTCGCTGTACAAAGCAATTGCTAGATTATGTAAGGATTCCATCCCACGCAAGGAGATTTCTGAACTGAAGACCTTTATTGGTGATGCAGTTCCGGGAGAAGCCTGCTTAATTATTGATGTTTAACGCTTCTTGGTTTGAAAAACTGTATACAAACGGAAGAACCCAAAGAAGATACCAAATGCAGTAGCAGCTAGAAAAAACCACTTATAATGAGTTTTTACCTCATAGACCATAATGTAGATGTTTATACTGATGCTTACTAAGCAGAACAGTATAATCAGATAGTCAAGCCAGCTCATTTATATTTATGAAAAGTATAAGAAATGTTAGGTATATAATAAATGTATACCGTCTTATTCTGGATTAGTTCATTGCTTTTTATCGGCTTATCTATTTACTTGGTACGCTCTAGAGGAGGAAGTCCACTGTTTTATGGTCAGATTTTTGCAGGATGTGCTATGTTTGCAACTAGCAAGATTGGGCGTAAATTCTTAGGCTTGGAGAATTAAAATGTAGGAACACCTACAAACATTTCTTGAGAGGGAGCAGGAGCTTCCGGAACTACACTTTTTACTGCCTCAACAACAGCTTCCGGTGATGAAACCGTATATGCGATTCCACCACTCAGAAGACCACCAAGCACAGTTAGCTTTGAAGCCGTAAACCAATCAATAGGTTCACCCTTGAACCGACGGTCTAGGGCATACAAAATAAAGCAAATTAGAGCAACTGCAACTGCAATGTATAGTGGCATCATTTGTTGTCAAACGTTGTGAATCTTTACAGATTTAGAACGAGGCCATCTCCTTCTGCCTTTGTTTCAATTTCTGTCATTAGGTCGACTTCGGGAATCTGAACCTCCTTGACTTCTTCCGGCTTCATCTGTTCATCAAGGTCTGTAAAAGACAACTTATCGTCATCTTCCTCTTCAGGCTTCTCAACAAATGATAGCGAACGAGGTCTCTCCTGTTCCTCCTCAGAATCTTCTTCATCGGGAAGGTCTTCAAAGATAACAGACTTTGAAGCCGGAGGAGGAGCGGGCTTATCTTCTGCGGGTGGCTCGCTGAAGTATGACTTGGCAATGACTTCCCAAGGCAGAAATGAACGAATAACATCGTCGATGGTCTTGTAGATGACCTGTTCAATCTCTTGCCGGTTCTTTGCCTGTTGTTCAGAGGGAACACCAGATGTCTTGAAAAGGTAAGCTACTTGCCATAGCTTTCTAGCAGAGTGCTTGTATAGTTCATGAATGAACTTGGTTACATTGGGGCGTTCAAATTCAACACGGACCTGTGAAGATGCTCCGCGATATTGAAGAGCAGCAAAGGATTTCATATATGCAAGGAATACTCCCATTAGGAGGTCATCCATATAGGCGCACTTAGATACCTTGAGAACACGCTCAACTTCCTCAGCAAGAGTGCTATCTGACCAATCTGGAATCTTGGTCACCATATTCTGAAATGTCCGGAGAATTTCATCCATTTGCTTATTGCGTTCGCACAGTTGCTTAGCGCTATCATGGATGCTCCAGAAACCCTCTGCAAGGCGAGGGACAAGAAGAGTTGCTAGATGTTCGCGAAGTTGAACCTTTGCTACTTCGGTTTCGCTCATTTGTAAAGAAAAACGGATTTGATTATAGTTAGATTTAACATATTACACAACTGTAATGGTTTTCAACACTTCTTGTTACAAGCAACAGAACGTCAGTGGCGACCCGGAAGAACCGGGTACGATGACCATTGATGAAGAACTATAACTCCACTGTATTCGTACAGTATACATACTTCGGGTCATATAAGACCCATTTTTCTTGTCGAAAGACACATTTTTCTGTAAAAACGGATTGTTTGACTTTTATCGTAGTTAATCTCATCAACACAAATGGCTTCCATCGAGCTCATCAACGTCCGCGCGGCCCTGAATATGGCTCATGCGGAGATTGACAAGGCGTTCGCGCATATCCTGACCGCTGCCGCTGAGGCAGATACGGAGGGAGAGAATGAGGAGGAGGTCAAGCTGACGCCAATCCAGAAGCTGAACAAGCAGCTGGAGACGGCGCAGGAGAAGCTCACCAAGCTCAACGCAAAGATTGCGGAGGGCAAGAG